TATTAAGAATTGATAGAAGTGGAAGTGTAGCAAGAATACAAAATTATGATAGTGGTTCTGGTGCTAATATTTTATTGAATTATGATGGAGGGAATGTAGGAATAAATACCTCAACTCCGACAGAGAAACTTGAGGTAAATGGTAATATCAAAACCGCAGCACCAACAGGATATACTGCAAAACCTTGGAAACTTGGTGATGCAACAAGCGGAACTTTAACTCCTAACTATTACATAAAAGTAGAAATAGATGGGCAGATATATTCAATACCTGCTCTTCAAGGAACTCCTTAATAATTTAAAATAAAATAAAAATGGCAACAACTTACAAATGGATTATCTCGCAAATGAACGAATACCCAACAACTGCCGACAACCTAACTGATGTGGTGTTCACAGTACATTGCATAAAACGAGCAGAAGTTTATTGTTAGTATATTTGTAAATCAATATTTGTCATAATGAATGGATTTGTAGACATACCACAATTTGAAGGCAGATACGCTATTAACATTAAAGGAGATGTTCTTAATATTAAAACGAATAAGATTTTAAAACCATTTACTAATGGCGTAGGGTATTATAGGGTTTCTTTTTATGACGAAAACAAGAAAAGGAGGCAATTCTATATACATAGGCTAATGGCTGCTAATTTTATCCCAAACCCCGAAGGAAAGATGTTTATAAATCATATTGACGGAAATCCATCAAACAATAACATAAACAATATTGAATGGTGTACAAAGTCTGAAAATGGAATACACGCATACAAAATGGGATTAAATTATACTAATCCAAAATATGGAGAAGAAAATCATAATAGTATATTGAATAATGAAATTGTCATACAGATAAGAAATAGGCACAAAAACGGAGAAAGGCAATGTGATATATCAGCTGACCTTAATCTGTCAAAATCTCATGTAAATAGCATAATAGCATATAGGATTTGGAAAAATGTAAAATAAAAATAAAATAACATGATTACTAAAAACTGGGTTATCAGCGCCCTAGATTGTGTCCCACAGGACGGAGATTTAAAGGATTTTGTTGTTGTCTGTCATTGGCGCAGGCAAGCACATGAAGAATTAGATGGTAAGAAGTATGATGCTGAGGTTTATGGGGCTCAGTCATTCAGCACTGAAAACGTAACAGACTTTATCCCGTATGAAGACTTGACGTTTGATATTGTATGCGGCTGGCTAGAAAACTCAATGGACATGGAGTCTTTAGATACTAATTTGGACAAACAAATAGCGAATCTAATTAACCCACCAATTGTCACCCCGCCGCTACCATGGGCACAGCCAAGTGTAAGCACTGTTCAGCCGTCTACTCAAGGCTAAGGAGTACTGACAGGTATTGTTCAGCAAAGTGCGCCTATTCAGACAAAAAGCCTCTAAAAAGGACGGCCATAAGGAAAGGCGTCTCTAAGAGTAACAAAACCTTTCATGCTGTCAAGCTGGAGATGGCAGAGAAAATGATTGAAGAGAATGGCTTCCCTCAGTGCGAACATTGTGGGATTCCTTCTCAGTCATTAGACTTACATCACATATTCTACCGCTCCGAGGTTCCTAACCATCAGCACCTAAACAATCCCTTAAACCTTATATGGGTATGTAGGGGATGCCATGAGTGGTTTCATATGTCTAAGGATAACAGGCAGAAATTAGTAGAATTAAGGGGGCTGATTGAAATATTCGGAATGAAGGGTGGTAGGTATTGAATTAATAAAATTCTTATATTTGTGTATAAATATTAAACCATGGACAAGAAAACCCTCAAATTAGTTCAGTTTTTTAATTTGGAAGCTGAATTGAATGGCGTAACAAACCCACAAACAGGAGAGAAACTTACTAAAGGTATTCTTTCTGAAAAGCTTCAACTTAAGACAAAGTATTGGTTGTCAGACCTTTCTAAAAAGGTTAAAGAACAAACAGATGCTTGTCAAACACTTAGGGATGAGCTGATTAAGAAGTATGGCGAAGAGAAAGATGGAGGAATTTCCATTTCTCAAACCATAGAAGAAGACGGAAAGAAAGTTGTTAACCCTAAATTTGTTTCATTCCAGAATGAATTTAACGCATTGCTGAATGAAGAAAGAGAGATTGAATACAAGGAAATCAGCATTGATGAACTTGGAGAGGTAGAGACTACAGAAGTTTATGACACTCTTTTCAGCTTATTAAAATTTGATTAATGGACTTACAGCTAAAGTTAGGCAAGATGGAAGAAAGGCTAGACGAACTAGAAATCAAGATTGACTCTATTGACTCCAAGCTCTCTACTGTTATTGATGCTTTAGTTGGAAACAAAATCCTTAAGTCTGACGGGTTAGTCAGCAGATTAGAGAAGTTTGAAAAGGAGTTGCAGGAACTAAAAGAGTTTAAAAACAAAATACTCTACGGGGTGGCAGCTATTGTCAGCCTTGGAATAGCCTTAGATTTCTTTTTAAAAACTTACCTCAATCTGAAGAAGTGAAATTAATCATACAAAACTCACGCAGCATTTTCGCCTTTCTTTTAGGCGCACTTGCTGCGTTTTATTTTAAAGGTTGCTTTTCTAATTCCGGCATTCAGCCAAAAATAGTTAAGGTTGACGGCAAGAAATACGAAATAATAGCATCTAAGTCCGACACAGAGTATATTACAAAGACTGAAAAGAAGTATGTGAAGGGCGAAGACATTTACCACGACACTACCATATTTGTACAAGTTCCTGCTGACGTAGACACAGCAGCGATTCTTTTAAACTTTTACGCTAAAAACGTATTTACAGACACCTTTGCTATTCAGTACGGGAAGTTTGTAATAAGAGACACGGTTCAATTTAACAAGGTTTTGGGGCGTTCTTATTATGCTGATTTACTAGTTCCCGTCATAACAAATACTCAAATAGTAAAAGAAAGGCCTAAAGTGCAACTCTTTGCAGGAGTTGGCGCAGGGGTTTACGGGTACAACATCAGCGAGGTAAGTGCACACTTGTTTCTAAAAACAAAGAAAAACATTTTGTTTGGGGTAGGTGCTGGTGTGTTTGACAACAAGATTAATTACAAGTTTAACATATTAAAAAAGTTATGAGTATAGCTAGACTTGAGTTTAACCTTTCTGACTCCGAAGACTTGGCATCTTACATAAGGACTGTTAATTCAGACAAGATGACGGCTGCGCTGTTTGAAATAACGAACAATTTAATAAGAACTGTTGAGCACATAGCAGAACATAGCGACAAGGATGTTATTGACATTTTTGCTGAAGAATTGGAAAAAATACTGAACGATTGCTATATAAACATAGATGAACTAGCACAATGAGAAAAGAACATAAAAACCCAGAAGGCGGACTAACCGCAGAAGGAAGAGCATATTTCAAGAGAACTGAAGGCGCTAACCTAAAAGCGCCTGTAAAAGAAGGTACTAACCCCAGAAGGGTTTCTTTTGCTGCTAGGTTTGCTGGTATGAAGGGCCCTATGGAAAAACCTAATGGCGAGCCAACCAGAAAAGCCTTAGCCTTAAAAGCTTGGGGGTTTGGTAGTGTAGATGCAGCCAGAAATTTTGCAAACAAAAACAAAAAGAAATGATAAAGAACTTTATTTGGAGTCTACTGGCTGAAGATGGAAAGATTAGTAGTAAGAGATTTTCCGGCATTCTTGCCACCATATTCCTATGTATAACACTGCTATGGAATAGTTTTAGTGAAGAGCATATTGCCCCATCAGCTATTCTTGTTGAGTGTGTAACGGCTGTAGCAATTGGCGCTCTTGGTATTTCAGCAGCACAGACAATATTTAAGAAAAAAGAAAATGACTCTGCAGAAAAATAATACCAATTGGAGAACTTTTTATCACATTTTTTGGACGGAGGATGGGTTGTGCTCCTCATAGGAGCTGCTGGCATGGTGGCTAGACTTGTTACAACAAATGAATACCAGTCCACGTCTGACGTGATTAAAAAAATGATTAGCTCAATGATAGCCTCTCTTATTGCTTGGTTTGTGATGGAGCAGTTTGAGATGGATTCTATGTACAAGGCTGTAGCTTATGGGTTGGTTGGATTAAATAGTCCAGAGATTATAAATGGCGTACTCAAAATAAGCGGACAGTTTGCAGAAAACCCTATGTCATTTATAAAAAAAGAGCAGCCAAAAACGAAACCAAAAAAGAAACGATGAAAAACACACTACTAATAATTCTTACAGCTATTATTCTAACTGTTGCTTGTTTTGGCAAATATGTAGAATATACCATTAAGAAAGCCGCCACTAGTATATACGAAGACAGGCTCGTTCCGCAACCATACCTTAGTAGAAAGTTTGACTACTATGGCTCTACTATACAGGACCAAATAAAGGTTATAAAGGGCGGTAAAATAGACTTGGCAGCCATACTAAAAGAGAAAGAAATTACGGACACAATGTGGGCAGCCTACTTAAAAACCTACCAAACTCCAGAAGAGAAGGAGGTTAGCGACAAGGCTCAAATGTATATAGACACAGCGGATGCATACTTTGAGAATATTTCAGCTGATGGTATAGTTACGGATGAAGAGGCTAGGCAAATGGATGAAAAAATATACCCAGTACTAGAGTATGTAAACGACTTAATAGACATACAGACAACCATAGGCGCAAGAGACACAAAGGGTATGATTAGTTTGTTAAATAAATTTTCTAACTTTATGATAGGTGCAATAGCTCTAGCAATTGCACTATTGGGCTCTATACTATACGACATGTTTAAGAATAGGGTGAATAATGTTAAACAACCTATAAAGAAAAATATAAAGAAGGTGGCAAAAAAAGCACCAGTTAAAAAGAAGAAGAAATGAGAGCGCTTATTATAATCTTAATGCTTATTTGTAGCAAGGCTAGTGCCCAATACTATGTTATGGCAGCGCCTAATATAGCATTTAACACGCCATTAAGAGACACTAAAAACCTTTTTGGTGGCACTATAGAGATTGGAAGGTATTTTGGAGATGCTGCTATAGGAATTAATAGTGGATGGTGGACGTTTGACAGTAAGGATTTTTACCAAGAGGTTATGGTTACGTTGCCGGTGTATGGAAACTTTAGTGCCACTGCAGCAATTGGTTACTTTTATAGCTACAAAGACATTACGATGGAGTACGACATAAACTATACCGTTCCTATAAACAAAAGCTACTCATTCATATTAAGCTATGGGGCACAGAGCGCTTTTGGAAGCGTTGCCACATCATACTCTATTGGTATAAATAAAGACTTCAAAATCAAGTAAAAATGAAACTAAGCACCCTATCAACAAAGATTCCAATACCCGTAATGATTGAGGTTGAATCAATTGTAGAAAGGTTTAACATGACTAACCCGTTAAGGCTTGCTCACTTTTTAGCACAAGCAGCGCACGAGTCTGGTAACTTTAAGTTTCTTAAGGAAAATCTTAACTATTCAGCTGATAGCTTACTGAAAGTATTTCCTAAATATTTTAAAGACAAGGCTACCGCTGACAAGTATGCGAGAAATCCGGAGAAGATTGCCAACAGGGTATATGCGTCAAGAATGGGTAATGGAGATGAAGCGTCTGGAGATGGGTTTAAGTTTAGGGGAAGAGGGTATATTCAGCTGACGGGGAAGGACAATTATAAAGCTTTCTCTAACTTTATTGGAGAGGACTGCGTAGCAAATCCAGACTTGGTTTCAGACAAATACCCACTTGTCAGCGCTTCATGGTTTTTTGACAAGAACAATCTTTGGACTATTTGTGACAAAGGTGCAACTGATGAGGTTGTTACGGCAGTTACCAAGCGAGTTAATGGCGGGGTGCATGGCTTGAGCGATAGATTGTCTAAATTCAAATTATTCAACGAATCATTAGTTTGACAATAGAAAGAACCATACGAGACTCTCCGTATAGTAACTGTGTAAAGCGCAGCATATATACTATACTCCATACTAACTACTACAAGAGTAGTAAGAATATTGAGATGGTTGCTGAAATAGAGGACTATGTAATAGAGCATGGTATATTCATAGGTGGAATGTCTAAGGAAGGGTTTTTTATATGCGAGGACGTGAATGATGTTGTTTTAGCTTTTTGGCTTTCTATGATTGAGGATTGGGACTTGGACAACCCAAACCCAAGTAAAGTATTTAGAAAAAAAGTAACCGACTTATACTCTTTAGCATCTTCAATTTACACGGATGATTAATAAATTTAGGCCAAGACTTAGTAGTGACGAAGCCACTATTCTTACCGAGTACAGGGAAAAGAAAAGAGAGCATGAAGCACTGCTGGAAGAGTGCCGTGTTAAAGGAATACCCGTCAATAGCGTAAACTACTATTGGTATAAGAGTGAAAAATTCTCTTTAAACGTTAAAAATAACGTAAATCTGGATGATGTGCTGGCTGGTATAGTAAAAGACATGGTTCACTATGCCCCTAAGTACCCTAAAATAGACTATAAAACTAGCGACGACTACCACTTACTTGTAATAGACCCCGCTGACATCCATATAAACAAGCTTGCGAAGGCTATAGAGACAGGAGATGAGTATAATCATAACATTGCATTCTCCAGAGTAAAAGAGGCTGTAATAGGGCTTATTTCGCGTTCTAGGGGGTATTCTATAAACAAGGTGCTGATTGTAATAGGAAACGACATATTGCACGTAGACAACCCTAGAAATACAACTACCGCAGGAACTGGGCAAGATGTTTCAATGATGTGGTATGATGCGTTTAAAATGGCACAAAAGTTACTTGTTGAGTGTATAGAACTACTAGTTCAAGTAGCTCCTACTCACGTAATATACAATCCGTCAAATCATGACATGACTTCTGGATTCTATTTGGCGCAGGTTATTGAGTCTTGGTTTGCAAATAACAAAGATGTCACATTTGACATAGGCCCATCACATAGGAAATATTTTAAGTATTACAATAATCTTATAGGTACAACCCATGGAGATGGGGCAAAGGAAGGCGATTTAGCGCTGCTGATGGCACATGAGAGCAAGGACTGGTCTGAAACGAAACATCGTTACTTTTATACCCACCACATCCACCACAAGAAATCGAAAGATTATATGTCTGTAAATGTGGAGTCTATGCGTAGTCCTTCCGGAGCTGATTCGTATCATGCGAAACATGGATTTCAACACGCGCCAAAGGGAGTTGATGCATTTATACATCATCCAATCCATGGCAGGGTTTCCACACTATCTTATATTTTTCAGTAAGTTTGCTGTTTCCAAACAGAGAACTATGAACTTACCAGAGAAATTCTACGAACTAACAAAAGACAAGCAAGAAGAAGAGGCTAATAAGATGACTGAAAAGTATTACAAGCTTGCTGAGAAATGGAGAAAGGTTGCAATACTTGTACGTATTGGTAAGATTCCATCAAACCCACTTAAAGATGTCAGCTGAATAGGATTCAATCATTGGTTGCTTCCTTTTCACAACAGCATTAGCCTTGTTCTGCCCTGTCATAGTCAGCAGCATAATCATAAAGCTTACTACTGTGTCAAACTTAGTCCTATTGTCGTGCCTATACCTTTTTAATTCTTCCAGAAGTTCTGGGTAGTATATTTTATGGCAATGGTGCTCTACATAGTTTATACAGTATTCTAGCTGACGACTTAATGCAAACGCATCAGCTGAAGCTACTCCCCTGTCTAAGAAGTTAGTCTTTGCTTTTCTGTCTGGGTTAATTACCGCGTCTGGTTTCTTTCCTAACATTGGGAGGCAGTTAAGCTCCATTACATTATGCTTTTGGAAGTATGGGTAGTAGTCATCCCCTGCGTCTTTCTCAATAGTTACAGGGCAACCAAAGTACATTGCCCCCATCAGCATCTCTTTCCAGAGTAAGTCTTTCATTTTAGGCCTACCATAATACCAAGCAACAGGAAGCCCTGTGTCATCCTCATTAGTTATGTCAAGCTTCTCTCCCCACCACGCTGATGCCATTGAACCATCCCCAGAAACTATATTGTGTCTAAATGGGTCGCATCCTGCTCCGTAAGTCGCAGAAGCTCCGGGGTACATTACTCCATTCTTTATGATGAAGTTATTAGGATTCTTGGGTAGTTTGTATATAACCCAGCTACCAGCTGAATCGTCAGAGAACTGTACTTTATTCTCTCCGTCAATGTAAAGCCTACCTTTTCTTAGTGGTATGTCATTCTCTTTTAGGTAATACTCCTGTTTTTCTATGTTGTCAAGGTTAAAGTGACAATCAACATCATTAAACTTAAAAGCCTCTATTTCGCTGAGTGGGTAGTCTCTAATGTCTTGGTCCTGCTTTGAACGCTTCCTTTCTTCAAGTATATACTCCTTAGCTTCTTCAGATTTTGAGAACCCCCATTCATCTATAAACCCTGCATACCCTTCATTTGCTGGCATAAAATACCTAACAAGTCTGCTTGGCGTATTTCTTCCATACCTAAACTGGTCTGAATCATCCCATAGCTTTTTAAACTCCTGTCCTCCAGAGTTGGGTGGGTTAACTGTTGAAATCATCAGCGAGAATCCTACCTTCTTAGCACCTTCTGTCAGCGTTTTCTTTGCAATGTTCCAATAATCTTGAATAGGTATTTCTGTTGGCCACTTGGAACTTTCATCAATAATCAACCTACTCCATCTACCAGAGTCAAAAGAGTTCAGCGCTGTATTCCTCCATTCAATGAAAGAATTAAGTCCTTCTCTTCTATTAAACAATCCCTTCTTTACAGACTTTTTCTTGCTTGGTTTTACAAAGGTGAGTTTCTTTTTCGGGTCTTCAGAACCATCTGTTCTTGGCTGAAGGAATGAGGGCATTGCCCTAAATCCATAAACTACCATGTTCTGAAACAAATCTTCAGAGTCTTTACCTGTTTTGCTGATGATGCCACACCTTACATTTTCCGCAGCAGTTGCAGCCTTTGTTATTATGCATGAAGCTTGTGAGGTGGCACCTTCCCTTCTTTTCTTTACCCGTATAATTCCTAGAATATTCTGGTCAAGTAAACATTCGTTATAAAACAAAAAGAACTTTCTGTCAGCTTCTCTATACTCTGGATTGCTGCCACTCTCAAGTGCCCAGAAATTAAGGTAGAAGTAATAATCTCCAGTTATGTAGGTGGGAGTTCCTTTGTTAAAGAACCAATACCCGTTAGTAACCCTGTCCCATTCTCTTTTAATAAACTCTATATGACTTTCTTCGTATATGGGATTGCCGTCTTCGTCATACTCCAAGTCATCAAATGACTCTGGTATTTCAACACGTTCAAAGCGCTGCTGCTTCTCTTTCTTCCCATAACCATCTATTGTGGATGGTGGAGGGCATTGTCCAAATGTACATTCGAGTCCATAAATCAGCTCAATCGCCATATAAAAATTCTATTAAAGGTACTAATACTCCTTTTGATGTATTCTCATCTCCTCCTTCCTTAAATCCATTAATAGCATGGTATTTCTTTACAAGAGATTTCAGCTTTTCTACAGGAACTATAATAGCTGAACCAGAAGCCTCAATCTTATACACCCAGAACTCCGCAGTTGTAGTGCTGATGCCAGATGCTTTCCCTCTTGAGAAGACTTCTATAAACACATTGCCAGTCCTATGCGCCATTGAATCTACTTTAACTTCAGCTTTAATCTTTCCGTTAAATAAATCATTAGCCCAGTCTTCTGTCAATGTGCCTATATGTAAGTCGTATGTAAAGCTGCTAGAGTATTTCATCAATTACATTTCTTTTAAATAAAAACCGTCATCTTTAATATGTTTGTCAACATACCATAATGATTTTTGTATTTTAATTGCCGCCTCTCTTTTGCTCCCATAAATTTCTCCAGTAATATTATTAAAAACCTTCTTTGAATTATTTGCATATTTACCATAATTATAATGAGATTCCCCTATATTATGTTTTTCTTTTGAAAATATAGAGTATTCTACATCAAATCCAGTATTTATTTTATTCCTTATCATCGCAGAGCTGTTTCCGGAAATCTTAGACCACTGAGATAGCGTCTTTTTTTCTCCATTAAAAAATATAAAAAAATTATTTCTCTTATTTAATGACTGCTCATTACTTTGTACATACCTACAATTATTTTCTGAATAATCCCCATTTACATCTATTCTGTCTATGGTAAGATTTTCTAAAAATCCATTATCTATAGACCATTCATAAAATTCAATAAAATTATTTTTCCATTTTTCGCATACCTTAATACCTCTTCCGCCATAATTTTTATAGGAAATGCATTTTTTATTATAACATCTATCCTTCATTGAAAGCCATTTTAAATACAATGGATGCTTTGATAGACCATGCTTTCTATTCTTATTTGAAACCATGGCGCTTCTAGCGCACCCACAAGAAGTAGTCATTCCAGAAGCAACAGAACTAAATCTTATTTCTTTTATACATCCACAATCGCAAAGGAAAACACCTTTTCTGCATTTTCCGCTTTTATATTCTATATAAAGTTCATCATTCAGCACCGTAAGGCTTCCGTATTTTTTTCCTATTAAAGCACCCATTGTATTTTTTTTACAAATGTACGTTAAAACGGTAAGCTATCATAATCTTGATTACTATCATTTTTGTCAGCCTTTTTTACTGTATTGTTTGAATTTTCAGGCTTCCAATTATCCACAGAAACAGAAACGGTTTTTCCGTATTTATCTGGTTCTGGAAGTACATTAATATTCAGTTTAATAAACTTGTTACCATTAAACTCTTGTACATATTCAGCAAACTTTTCTGGGTTTACCGTTACCTGCAACCAAGTGTCCGACTTTTTCTTACCGCTTCCGCAGTAGATTTTCTTTTGCTTTTCCATTGTTTTTGTTTTTGATTATTAAAATTCGTATAAACTCTTTAGTTGCCTATTTTCTTCTCTCTTTGCTTTCTTGTACCCATTTACACATTCCTTGCAATAAGACATCAGCCCGTTCAACTTAAGCTTGTTTCTTGTAAAGAACTTTTCCTCCTTGTTCTTCTTACATTTTACACAAATCATAGCTGATTCATTTCTGTTTTAAGGTAGCTTAATGCAGTCCTCAATCTGTCGCTCGAATAATGGGCCTCTTTGGTAAGCAATCTAATCAGCGTTAAATAGAAGTTTGTACTACCTATTTCATTGTTAAGGATTATTCTTTTCTCCGCTGCTCCTCTTGTTTCCATGTCTAGTACCGCTAACTTCTTCATAGCAAGTTTGTCATTAAGAAACTCAAGCATTGCTTCACATTCAGCAGCTGTAGCTGCTATGTTGTTGATTGCTCCTAATTGCTGAAGTACTGACATTGGATTGGTAAAATCTACCTTTGTTGCAATAACTTGCTGCACTACTTTATGCATCTCTTTAGCAGCTGTAAATCTCTGTTCTAACGAATCATCTTCAAATGTTCTCATGTTGTTTGTGTGTTTATGCAAGTTACAAATAATTATTGTTTAGCGTATTTCATCATCTCTATCATTCTTTCAATAAGTAGTTCCATTTCTTCTACATTTAGGTATAGCATTGGACTCCCTGTTTTGCCATCCAATTCTTTTGTCTCTACAATAATACCATTATACAGTTCCATAGGGTAAATGTCAATAGTTTGTTTTTCTGTTACAATTTCAACTTTATGCCATACTTTATTTTTCATACTTATATATTTAATATTATTAATCTACTCCAGAACAAGGTTTTGAGGGTAGTTGGTCAGAACAGAAGTTGCCCCCTACCCCCCAGCAGGAAACAACTTACTGGCCATCTACTCCGTCACATAGGGAATCGGGCAAGTCGGCTGTAAAGGGAAAAAGTTACATCCTTCTTTACATTTAACAGATTTAAATTCCTTGTATTCAGAACTTAGAGTGGTAGACGACTACTTGCTAGTCAATCCAAAACAAAAAACCCACACTGGTCGCAGCAGTATGGGTTTAATAAAAGCGGGTTGCTTAAATCAAACCCGAGTAAATACTGCGACTATCTAATCGGATTGACAGGACAAATATAGGGATTATTTTTTATTCAGCAAAAAACTTATAAAATTTATTACTGAATAGGCAAAAATAAATACAGGTATTCCTACTACAAAGAAGTACACAATCTGAAGCACTCTCATAGGAACTCATTTATAAGGTCATGCTTATGCTCTCCGCACCTCCTGCACTTTCCTATTGCTGACGCACCATGAATCCAAGAAATCCTCCATTTGTGCCCAAATAAACGGCAAAGTAGTTTGTTAATCATGTTACTTAATTTTAGTTCCATCTGGATTGGTTCCCTTGTCATTGAACTTCTGGTACTCATAAACTGGGTAGACTTCATCAAATAACTCTACTCCTCCCCATACTCCGCTTACTACCTCAAAACTCCACTCCCCATCAGCAATCTTCCACCTTGCGTTCTTCCTCTGCTGATTCTTCTTTATGTACTCCGCTATGCTGTGCGTCACTATTACCATTTACTATGTTTTTTAACTGATTAAAAATAGATTCAGAAGCTTCTCCCCAATACATCTTACATGTACTATTTTTAAAAGGAGGAACAGAAAAATAACTCTGCCATAACTCATTAGGCTTTGCCGTATACCTATAGCAGCTTTCTTTTACTGGGCAAAACAAACCTGTGCATTTCGTCACGTCCATGTGATTATTTTAATCGTTTTTTAATGTCTGATTGGGAATAGTTTAAGCCAAGAGAAATCCTGTCTTTGTCTTGTATTTCATTCATTTCCAGTCTTTTAATAACATATTCATATTGATGCATATGCCTTAGTTCATCTATTATAAAGTGTAAAGTTCGCTTTCTTTCGTCATCATAGGTAGTTCTGTCCAAGAAATTATGTAGGTAGTCCCTCTTTTCATCTCCAATGTTGTCTTCTGTGTACATAAAATTAGTTTTTTGTTCCGCAATATGGGCATAATGGGATGGATTTTTTACCCTTGTAGACAGTCTGGGTAAATAGTTTCTTGCAGTTCTTACACTTTACCCAACCCATCTACAAACTTTTTAATGATTGATTCTAATTCATCCTGCTCATCCCTTTCCAAACTCATCATCAGCCTAAGTACCTCGTCATACCTAAGTGTGTCAATAGTCCTAAGTATTGAGCTGTCTGTCTTCAGCTCCATTGCCTTCATAATCCAATGAAACTTATTGGCAATAGCTGCTATGTTCTGCCTAACGTACTTGTCTATTCTCTCATCCATAACCAAATCATCAGCATACATCGCGCCATTAGAAGCGCTGACATAAAGCATGAATAGGTTCTCTCTTTGGCTTTCAGTCATACTATAGGTTTAAAATGATGAATCTTCTATGTCTAAATCCTCTTCCCTTTCCTTGTCAATCAGCTTTCTGTCCATCTTTAAGTAGTCTCTTTCAAATGGTAGGTGTCCATACTCATCCGTAAATTCTACCCCGTTGTGCATTTTAATCCTAATAGACTCCCCATTCTTGGTAACCCCACCTCCGGTGAACTCGGCTGTCCTATGTTTGACAATTTTAAGCTCATTAATCATCCAGCTTTCTGGGTCTTGCGTATTCCTATTCATTACTATGAAAATGTCAGTCTTATTCACCAGAACTGCACCACCATCAGCATCAGCAGGGTATGGCATTGGCTGATTACCGTCCTTATTCCTTTGCCTTTGGCTTTCACTCCTTGTATGTACAGAAAGTAGCACAGTTATGTTTGTCCTCTTGGTGAACAGAAGCATGTTCGTGTACATCTCCATCTCATGCTCATATTTAGAAGCCTTCCCACTCATTTTAAGGGAGTTTACTGGGTCTATCAGTAGTCCTTTGACGGCATGGAACTTAGAAACGGATTCAGCATACTCCAGAATCTCCTCATAATCATGCATCTTGTCATTATTAATGAAGAAAATCCTGTCATTAACCCACTTCATAGCCTGCTGAAAGAAGTCTTCTGGGCAGTCTTTAATCTTTGAACCTACATAAAACTCCACGAATCTCATCTTAACAGACGCCACCTTGTTCTCCCCCGTATAAACAACCCAGCACCAGTCATACTTCAGCGCTGAAAGAAATATAAGCCACAAAGTAACTTGTGTTTTACCCGTAGAAGTATGGCTTAGAATCGCATAGAACTGCCCTTCATTGAGGAGTAAATGCTTGTCCATGTCTTCGTACCCAAATGGCTTACCCATCGGAATTAAGCCCGCCCTGTACTTCCTAATGAACTCCTCATCAGCTCTGTTGTTTGAAAGGAAAGAAAGTTCATCTTCAATGGCACCTACCTCATGCCAAACTTCCTGTTCATACCTGTCGATGTCGCTGATGGGCATATACCTTCCAGCCTTAATCCCATCTCTTACGGCTTTTAGTTCTGTTTCCTGCTCATCATGTTCAAACTTCTGCATTACCTCATACTCCAGAACCATCGTTCCAATATACTCCTCTACAATACCCCCAGAAATAAGTCCACCTACAAGGTATGCTGATTTGATTACGGCATTGTGTCTTCCGCCTTGTTCGGCTACTCTAATCATCTTAGCGGCTACCCCAAGCCTTTTATAGTCTGTGAATCCAGAAGTCATGGTAACGCCTTGCGTAACTACCTTCTCTGTTAATTCAAAGAATACTTGGGAGTTTTCGTTTATATAAATGTCTGGGTCATAGCTGAAGAACAGAACCCTTGACGGGTTTCTTGCGGTAGGGTCAAATACAGGGTAGCGTTTTAGTAGGGCGGTATAGTGTTCATCATGCCTATTCCCATCAGCAATCTTAATCAAACCATGTAGTCCAGTTCCAGAAGGGGATGTCCAAAGGGCATAAATATACGGGTCTTTATGCACCTCAGCCTTATACTTCTGGATGTCTACATCATCAATGTCAAACGGCAATAGTTTAGAGTGTTCAGAAAGTGAATCATCAGTCCTAAAAGACTTATAATAACTCCCATCCTCCCTCTCTCTTATTACTTGGATGTCAAACCTACCAGCAAATAGAACGCATGGCAATGTCATTTTTAACTCCCTAATTCGGGATTCATCCGATTCAGCCCGTATTTTTTCTATTAACTCCTTCTGTCTGCCATCTTTAATGCCATTAAGTATAGTAGAAAGTTCAAGGTAATATGGGTTTTCAACATCCTTAAATGACTTAAATAGCGTTACCTTCATCATTATTTTTTTTCTCGTAAAAATCTGCTATGTCTTTTTCAAATGACGCTATAAGAACTTGTAGCCTTTCATCATACTTTAAGTGTCCACTAATCTTATTTAGGTGGTATATAACGCCAGAATGGTCTGCAACATTAACGTATTGGGCAATACGCTGAAGGGAAATTCTAGAGTATTTGTGTAATAAGTACACAGCAACTTGCCTTGCTTCCACTACATTACTTTTCCTGTTCTTTTTTGAAATCTCTACCCCTAATTTTCTTTGCACCAAGTCAACAATGAAGTATGGCTCAATCATTGTAGCAGAATTTTTAATTCTTGAAACTACTCCGCAGTCAACCCCAAGTTCTATTGCCATTGAATAAGCCTCTTCTATTTTTCTCAGAATCTGTTTTACAATCTCTACCCTAAGTGTGTTACTTTCCATTGTTATATTTTTCTTCGTAAAATGCCCTCCAATTATGGAAGTTTAATGTTTTAATTGCTATCTCTGCCATACCGGTATTGAACCCGTCTGTCCATGCTGAAGCAAATTGAAACATTTCATCCTTAATTAGCTTTTCTAATTCTTTTTCGCTGATTTGTACGCCATACTCCCTAATCAGCTTTTGTACCGGAGTTTCCATCTGTAAATGTTTTATTGTAGTAGTTCTGGGCAACACTTATTTTCCAATCTCCGGTATGCCCATCTTCATCTAGTCCGTAGATGACTGCATCCTTGATTTGTTGTTGCTCCATTTCTTTTGCTTGTTCAGCAAATTCATCAATCCACTTCTGTCTCAATGCTATTGATGGGGTAAGTTGTTTAATCAACCATTCAACTGCTGTTTGTTGTGCCATTTTAATAATTTGTGGTGTATGTAAAAACTTTTCATTCCCACACCATTTACATATTGTTGCTGATGATGTATTTGTGGTTGGTTCAAATTTATTGCAGATTTGTTGTGCC